GTTGTGCTAATAGAACCGTCTGTTGCCGTAAGAACAAAAACGCCACTGTTTGCTTCAATAGTTTTACCTACGTCAGCAGATGCAAATGAGCCTGTGCCTAGAGTTACTTGGGCTGGTGTTAAATCATATTCAGTAACGTCATCACCAGTATTTCCTAAAACAAACATTTTAGTACCATCAGTATTAAAAGCTAATCCTCTTGGGTTTGTTTCTTGAGCTGTTACTGAAAAACTTTGAGAATAAGATGCTGTAGAAACATCAAACCCAGTTGATAAATCGTATTCATAAACAGTGTCATTTGCGTCTCCAAGTAAAAACATCTTAGTACCGTTAGCGTTAAAAGATATTGTTATTGGAGATGTATCTTGAGAAGCCACAGAAAAATTTTGCGAGTACGAGGCCGTGCTTACGTCAAATCCAGTAGATAATGTGTACTCATTTACATCATCTCCTGTTTGACCAATAATAAACATCTTAGTCCCATCAGTATTAAAAGCTATGCCCCGTGGCGTTGTTTCTTCAGTAGCTACAGAAAAGTTTTGCGAGTACGAAGCAGTGCTTACGTCAAATCCAGTAGATAACGTATATTCGTTTACATCTTGTCCAAGATAACCAACAATAAACATTTTTGTGCCGTCTGAATTAAAAGCCACGCCTCTTGGTGCACCGTCTTGGGAAGATACAGAAAAACTCTGAGAATAAGAAGCAGTACTGACATCAAACCCAGTACTTAAATTATATTCATATACATTATCGTTGTTAGCACCAACAACAAACATTTTAGTACCGTTAGTGTTAAAAGCTAAACCTTCTGGAAAACTATCTTGCGAACTTATTGAAAAAGTTTGAGAAAAAGCAGCAGTGCTGACATCAAACCCAACAAAATCCAACGTAGTCGCCGTAGCACTGTTAATGCGTGTGTAGTTTTCTGTCGTTGAGTTTACGTCCCAATCATTGTTGGAAACGCCTGTCTGCGGAACCTCTTTGGTTGCAGAAACCACAGGCGCACCAGACGTAATAGATGAAGATAATGTAATCGTAGAAATTTCGTTTGCAAGATATGTTTTACTCTGTGTAGCTTTTTCTACACTAACGTGTTGGTTAACAGATGAAGCACTAATGTACGCATCAGGCACAGTGGCCCACGTTACGTTAGCAGTAAGATCGTTAAGTTCTACAATAGTAGGATAGGTAGTCAATACCCAGTTACGCACAGCAGCATTAGTAGGAATCTGTGTATCGCTGTCTGCAAAGGTTTCACCAGAGGTTGTAATAGCCCCTGCGTCTATGTTAGAGAACGTAACGCTAGTCAGGTAGCCTTCTGTGCTGTGGTTGCCCCAACTAAACGCTGTGTCCCAGTTAGATACGTTGAGGTTAGAGCCTGTGACAGCACCTGAGAATGTACCTGTGGTGCCTGAGACAACCCCTGAGAACGTGCCTGTTGTACCTGACACAGCCGCAGGAGTAGTTCCTCCGATTACTGTGTTGTCAATAGTACCGCCATCAATGTCAGCAGTGCTAAAGCTACCGGCGGCTGGAGTACTGCCTCCAATAACAGTATTATCAACAGTGCCAGCATTAATATCAGCAGTCGTAGCCACAAGAGAGCTAAACGTACCAGCACCCGGAGTAGATCCACCAATAGTAACACCATCAATAGAACCACCGTCAATGTTAGTTGTTACGTTACCACCTGAAAAGTCAACTGTACCTGTAGCAGTAAGTCCATCAAACGTAGCAGTGCCAGTAAAGGTAGGACCAGCAATATTAGATTTAGTCGCCACTGCCGTAGCAATAGCATCAAATTCTGTATCAAACTCTGCACCACGAATAACCTTATTAGTGTCACCCGTAGGCAGAGAATCTTTAACAGTAAAATTAGTAAACTTTACGTAATCAGTCATAAGGTTATCCTATTTAACTTTTAGTTAAACACCCTGTCATCAAGAAGTTTAAATAAAAGGGGGCCAGTTACGACCCCCGTAGAGTTTACTCGTCGCAAACAGACAGGATGAATCCTGCTTCGGGACGGTAAGTCTCAACACCGTACAGCGTGTCAGACGTAAACAGCGTAGACAGGTATTCCTGCTTGTACTGTGTCTGAGAACGTACAGCGAGTTGCTCGGCCATAACCAGAGCGTCTTGGTGGAAGAACAAGCAACCACGAGTATCAAGAGATGAAGCACCGTTTTCAGCGCCTGTCTCAATAACAGGACAGTTACTAGACACGTAAATGTCTACACCGTACAGGTTACCAATCAGACCTGACTCAACGCCACGGCCACCAACAAAGTCGGAAGACACGTAACGTTCAATGCCCATGATTGACTTACGTGACGCAGGAGGAATAACGAGAACTCGTCCGTCCATAGGTACGTCAGCATCGTCCATCAGCTTGATAGCTTCACGGAAGCCAAGGTCAGTAAAGTTGTCACCAGTAGCTACAGTGTCAACAGCATACGTAGCAAGGCCAGAAGTGGCATTGAAGTAGTAGCTGTTGCTGTTTACCCAGTTAGCACCCGTAGCGGCAGGAGTAGCAGTACGAGTACCGTCACCAAAGCCAGTAGCAGCGTTAATCAAATCGGTGTCAACTTTCAGAGCCAGTTGGTAACCAGCGTCTTCAGTATAGAATTGTCGCAGAGAAGACAGAGCCTGTACTTCTACGATGTCCTCAATCAGACGTGAGTACTCAAAGTGACGATCTACAGTGATAGTCAATTCTGACTCAAGGTTAGCCTGAATGGTTACCGCAGTTGACTCTGCCTTAGCAGAAGCAGCACCACGAGTAGGCTTAGGGATGTGGATTACATCGCCTTTTTTGCCAGTCATAGACATACGCTTGACAAGCGGAGCCATCTTCAGGTTCTTTTGGTATGCAGCGATAATTTCATCCGACCAAATTTCGGGGATAAAAGTACCCGCTGCGGTTTTGTCTACTACAGCATTAGCTGTAAAATATGCACCAGAGGTTTCACCAGCCATTTTAATTCTCCTTAAAGGTTAGGCTATTTGACCCTCTTCTCTGCATACGCTGCCATAATTTCAGGCTGTAGCGCCATGTAGCGATCAGGGTCAGTTTGCATAAGTTTTATTAAGTCAGCACGACGATAAATTTTCTTACGCGATCCCTCTGCTGTTCCGCGAGCGTTGCCTGTACTGGCAGACTTTAAAGTATTTTGACGAACTGCTTTTTCCGCTTGTGCGGTTTGTTGTACGGCTTGGTTTCTTTCTTTCCAGAGAGAAAACAATTCGTGAGCAGCATCGTAATCGTAACCTTGGTCTGCCTGAACAAACAAATTAGTTCTAACTTTTGACCCTTTGATCCACTCAGCAAACTTAGGATCTTGTAGTATACTCTCCATATCAGGATGATTAGATTTCAACTGTGAAAGAGTAGCCTGTTGTTTTGCTTGTTGTGTGTAAGCTTCTGCTTCTTTAATCTTAGGGTGGTTATCTATAGCTCGGTTAACAGCGTTCTGAGGATCAACAAAGAAATCTACTTCATCATCTTCTTGTTGCTGTTGTTGAGGTGCTTGTTGGTTTGAGAGTTGTGTCTGAATATGATCATCTACAAGCTTTCGGAGTTCACCTACTTCCGTACTCTGCTTGCCTGAAAACTTTTCAAGCTCTTGGTGCATCTGTACGAGTTCTTCGACAGACTTACCTTGGTACTTTTCTGGAACATCAAACTCTGGTTCTTGAGGTTGTTCCTCTTCAGGATTCTCAATAGAGTTGTTAGTTAGCTCTTCAGTTGTTTCGATGGGTTCTTCTTCAGGACGCTCATCAATTAATTGTGCTCGTGACATAATATAAACTTACCCCGCCTGTTATTAAGGTTATGGAGGATTAAAATGGGAGATGCCCTAAGACTAGGATTCCCGACTAGATCGCCCAGCATTCTCGTGTTCACGTACCCACTTCATGTGCCTACCGGGAAAATCCCCAGATGCACCGTCAAGTATGTGCTGAGTTGCTGAAACGATTTTTGTAGCGTTAGCTCCACAACCGCACCTACTGGTCGTGGTATCTCCATCTACAAATTCTTCAAAGGTATGTCCGTTTGTACAGCGAAAATCAAATACTTTGATCATCAGCGATTAGCTCTTTGTAATTATTATTAGTTGCAGTTTCAAAGTTAAGAATATAAGCAAGTACGTTTAGTTGTCCTTTTCGTACATACAAATCATTCTGATCTTTAGTTGCTTCTACGCTGTTAATTACGATAGCATTTTGTTGTAGTTCTTCGATTAACTGTTTCCAACCAGCGGTGTTAAACAGGTCAAAGTACTTGTTGTAATACTGTTCGGTTTCTTGATCTATTGAGGCCATGTGGTTATCTCTATAACTCCTATTATACCATATTTTAAGTCTGTTGTCAAGACCTTTTTTTGGCAGTTTTACGTCTACGTCCAGAGGCTGTTACTGCATGTTGAATCCTAGCTGGACCTGTTTTGCGCCTTGATGATGAAGCTTTTTC